AGCTGGTACTGGCGCTGGTGGCGCTGGTGGCGCTGGTGGCGCTGGTGGCGCTGGCACTGGTGGCGCTGGCGCTGGTTTCACAGTTCGCGCTGGAGCTGGAGATACATCTTTTGGTGCATCAATATGATCAGCAATTTGTTTAATGATACTATAAAGTTGATCCGAATTAATTTTCGATCGTGCAAGTTGATTTTGAATTTGTTCTCTGACAGAGTCCATCGCGTAATATATATAAAAGAAAGATTATCTTTATACTAAATGTTATTCATCGGTCCATCTCTTTTAAGTGGAATAGGTCAACAGTGTAAAAAATATATGGGTCTTTTTCCTGGGAGCCAGTACATTGAACTTCAAAATGATATACCGGTATGTGAACGTGCATTTATTTATGCTTTACCTGTACCACATTGGTTAGATAAAATACCCGAAATTAAACGTAAAATCAAACACGTTACGTGTATGACTATATGTGAAACTGAAACTGTACACGAAGATTACGGTAAACTGTTTAAACTTTTTGATAGAATCGCTGTACCAAGTGAATTTTGTCGTCGTGTATTTAAACGACAGTTTCCCGAAACAAACTTTTATATTATACACGCACACGTTCCGGATAATAAACCATACACATTTTATCACATTGGAAATATAACCGATCCAAGGAAAAATTTTAATAAAATTATTGAAACGTTTGTTCGTATGAATAAACCAGATTCAAGACTTCTGATAAAAGCGACGTGTAAACAACCAATTCAAATAAAAATACCAAACGTCGAAGTTATAAATGGTCTTATCCCCGACGAGGAAATGGAAAAAATACATGCACTGGGTGACTGTTATGTAAGTTTTTCGAGTTCAGAAGGTATAGGTATGGGTGCAGTGGAAGCCGCTCTGAGGAATAAACCCGTCATTATAACGGATTATGGGGGTGCGCCTGAATATATAAAAACACCGTATACGATAGACTGTGAACGTCAAAAACTCGTAAAGGACGATTTTTTGTATAAGGAGGGTATGGAATGGGGAAAACCAAATGAAAAACAATTACGTGAATTTATGGAAGATGCATACACCAATAAAATAAGGTATATGGAACATCCAAGGACTCATATGTTGACGTGTAAAGAAAATGTATTACAAGAATTCATCACCAATGTAATTAGTAAGGAAAGTGATAACACCGGTTAAGATGGCACCGGACATGAGTGATCCTCTCTGGGCAATGAGCATGGCGACGATATCATCGATAAATTTAATATTGGTTGGTTTCTTAAGAAGTTCTGGTACGATTTTTGAAATTGCGAGATAAAGTGCCATGGCTATTATGACAGGTCTGAGTGTTTCTTGATCTAACATTTTTTTATAATAAGGAAATATTTATTTTTGGTCTAGTTCCTAGCACTTGATTGTCTATTCTATGTTTTTTGCAGTAATCCCCACATGCAGCTTTGAATGTACATTTTTTTCCTGATAATGTAAATGCTTTACATATATTACGGGATTCAGAAACGTCCTGTTTAGGTACAGAATCTAAAACCTGTATCGGTCTTGTTTTTTTACATTCAAGTTTCCTTTTTCTCATTTTATCAAGAATTATCGCCATTTCCTCTGGTGTTTTTTTACTTGTTTTTAAAGTTTTAGATACACGTAAACAGTCATCGTAACTTTGAATATTCGATTGATGTTTTTTAGTGAGTACATTTTTAGTATCACTAAAATTCGTTTGAATCACGGTCGGTAGAAAGTATTGCGACATCTTAATTTATACTAAAAATAAAATAACTTAGGTTCGTAAAAGATGTGGTTATTTATAAGACTTAAAAGAACGTATATATTCACTTTAGGTGAGTAATATAAAAGATAAAACCTTTTACTTTTAAATGAATCTTAAGTGGACAAAAGAGTGTTATTTGTGTGAATGCCCTTTAGAGCCGTGTGTACACACAAAAACGACAGAAGAACGTATAATTGTTCGAGAATATAGAAAAATGCGACCTATTTTTACATATAACAATATTGAATATCTGAAATTTTTTGATACAAATATAAAACGTGTCTGTTATGCGTGTTATATAACGTCTTATAAAAATATTCACCCGGTATCACTTAGAGACCGCGAGTGTGGTCGTATAAAAACCATATATTCGAGACCCAAGTCAAAAACAAAAGATGAATTATTATACTGGTTCGAAGGACTAAAAATATACTTAAATAAACGACTTTATATAACATAAATGAGTGAAAGTATTCAAAAACTCACACACGTGGAGCATATTTTAAAGCGTCCAGATTCATACGTTGGACCCGTTTCACGTGTAGCGGAACCTTATTGGATTTATGAAAATGATTCATTTGAAAAGAAAACGGTAGTGTATTCACCGGCACTTTTAAAAATATTCGATGAAATTTTAGTAAACGCGATCGACCGAAACTCCATGTACCCAAAAAATGTAACGTCACTCAGTGTTTCTATTGATAAAACGACTGGTCAAATAACCATTGAAAATAATGGACCTTTGGGTGGTATCGCGGTTAAAATGCATGAAAAGGAAGGTTTATGGAATCCCGAGTTGACATTTGGGCATTTACTTACGAGTACAAACTATGATGATACACAAAAACGTCTCGTGGGTGGACGTAATGGATACGGTGCAAAGCTTACGAATGTATATTCATCAATGTTTTCTATAAAAATTAAAGATGGTGAAAACAAGTGTATATATACACAAGAATGGTCGGATAATATGAAAACGTGTGGTACACCCAAAATAAAAAAGTATTCGAGTGCGACGTCGAGCGTTTCGATTACTTTCGTTCCCGATTGGAAACGGTTTGGTATGTCAAAAATGGATGATTCTATATATAAAATATTTGAAAAACGGGTATACGATGCAAATATTTGTACATCGCAAAACTGTAAAGTAAAATTTCAAGGTGAAGCATTACAAAAATGTACATTCAATACGTACGCAAAAATGTATACTAAATCTGATGAAATGTGTACGTTTACGAATGATAGGTGGTCAGTCTGTATTGCACCTTCAGATGATGGGTTTGAACATGTATCATTTGTGAATGGTATATGTACTACAAAAGGTGGTTCACACGTTGACCACGTTTCCGGAATACTCGCAAGTGGTATAATTGATGATATGGCAAAGAAGATAAAACTCAGACCTCAACAAGTCAAGAACGCGTTTTTTGTTTTCGTAAAAGCCACGCTCGTCAATCCGAGTTTTAGTAGTCAGGTTAAATCTGAATGCACACTCAAGCCACAGGATTTTGGGAGTAAATTTGAACCACCGAAAACGTTCATTAAAAATATTCTAAAAACCAGTATTCAATCGGAATTATTGGCTTTATCAAAGTTTCGTGAAATGAAAGAATTGAAAAAAACGGATGGGTCTCGTAAATCAAAAATAACGGGTATCCCAAAACTCGATGATGCGAATAAAGCTGGTACTACACACTCTGGTAAGTGTACTCTTATTGTTACTGAAGGTGATTCTGCAAAAACACTTGCAATTGCTGGTCTTTCGGTTGTTGGGCGTGATCATTACGGTGTTTTCCCACTTCGGGGTAAATGTAAGAACGTACGTGATGCGAGTGTAAAACAACTTACAGAAAACAAGGAGTTTAATGATCTTAAAAAGATTTTGGGTCTTCAACAAGGAAAGGTATATACATCACTCTCGGAACTCAGATACGGACGACTTATGATCATGACAGATGCAGATAACGATGGAAGTCATATCAAGGGGCTTATTCTTAACATGATTCATTATTTCTGGCCGAGTTTACTTAAACTCAAGTTTATTGTAAGTATGGTCACTCCTATCATAAAAGCGAGTAAGGGTTCGGAAATTAAATCGTTTTATACGGACTCGACTTTTAGACAATGGTATGGTAATGGTAAAGCTGGGTGGAAAATTAAATATTATAAGGGTCTCGGTACATCCACGTCTGCGGAAGCACGTGAATATTTCAAGAAGATCAAAGACCTCACCGTTCAATTTGATACAGATGATTCAATGGACGAGTCTATAATTCTTGCATTTGATAAGACGAAATCAGATTTACGTAAAACGTGGTTACTTGAAAGTACAGAAAAGAAGGCGTCTGAACTTGAAGTACCGTATGGAAACGTTGAACGTCTTGGTATTTCTGATTTTATTCATAAAGATCTTGTAAATTTCAGTCTTGCTGATTTGAAAAGATCTATTGCACACGTGTCCGATGGTTTAAAACCGTCTCAACGAAAAGTGTTATACGCGTGTTTCACTCGGAATCTTACGTCCGAAATGAAGGTTGCACAATTGGCCGCATATGTTTCTGAAAAAACGTCGTATCACCACGGTGAAGTGTCTTTGGCAGACACTATTGTAAAATTGGCACATAATTTTACGGGTTCAAATAATATCAATTTACTCGAACCATGTGGTCAATTCGGTACACGTCTCATGGGTGGTAAAGACGCGAGTCAAACGAGGTATATATTTACAAAACTTACTAAAAGTGCAAGAACACTCTTCGACCCAAAGGATGATCCAGTTCTAAACTATCTCGATGACGACGGTAAACAGATCGAACCCGACTATTATGTTCCTATTTTACCAACAGTTTTAGTAAATGGAACAGAGGGTATTGGTACTGGGTTCAGTTCATATATACCACCGTTTAACCCAGACGATATATGTATGAATATAAGACGTGTTATTGCAAGTGAAAATGTAATTCCTATGAAACCGTGGTTCGATAAATTTACAGGTCGTGTTTTTAGTAATGAAGATGGATTATGGATTACAGAAGGTGTATGGAAATCTTCGAGTAAAAATATATCAATAACAGAACTCCCACCGGGACGTTGGACACAGGACTACAAAGAGTATCTCGATACACTTATCGAAAAGAAAAAGATTACGAATTACGTGAATAACAGTACGACTGATACTGTTGATTTTACTATTGAAGGATACACGGGTAAAGATATAGTAAAAGATTTTAAACTCCAAAAAACATTCCATGTCTCAAATATGCACTTATTTCACCCAGTAAAGGGTATTCATAAATACGAAAGTCCAGAAGAAATTCTTATAGACTTTGTTAAGATACGAGCAGAGACGTATAAAAAAAGAAAAGCACATCTTATACGTGTATTAAAAGAAAAGGCTAAAAAATTGGAAAATATGTCGAAGTTTATTGATATGGTTATTCATGAAAAATTAATTGTTTTCAAACGTAAACGGGTAGAACTCGAACGCGAAATGGAAAAAATATTCGATAAAATCGATGGTTCATATGAATATCTCTTGAATATCAAGACGTATCAGTATACACTCGAAGCTATACAAAGTATCAGGGAAGAAACATCAAAATCTAGAATCGAGCTTGATGCATTACAACAAATGTCTCATATCGATATGTGGAAAAGGGATTTAAAAATATATAAACAATAAGTAGTAAGTATGTGTGATACATCCGGCCCAAATACTGGTTCTATAGTATCACTTAATGCAATTGGTAAACAAGATACATACCTTTTAGAAGATGATCCTATTCATTCATTCTTTAAGTATGAACCTAAAAAACACGCTAATTTTACAAAGTTTCATAAAAGTTTAAATGTTAATAAACCAAGTAGTTCTTCGACATCTTGGCCTTTTGGTGAAACTATAAAAGTTATGTATAACCCGAGAAATATGGGTGATCTTTTAGCAAATATGTACGTAACGTTTGAATTACCCGCTCTATCCGGTTCCGATAGTTATTACGCGGATCAAATTGGTAGACACATTTTTAAATCGATAACCATGCGTGTCGATGAAACGGTTGTTGAAAAGTTCCACGGTGATTGGGGTATCATATATGATGAACTGTACCTCGATGAATCCGAAAAAAGAACGAAAAGGTACACATTAAATAGAAATAATGCAGAAGATACATCTTTATTACCGGGTAATCAGATATTAGCACAAAACAAATCACGTGTTTATATTCCTATACCTTTACTCTTTTCGCGTAAGTATGAAAGTGATGAATATGAAACAAATAAACCAAATCGTCCGTATTTTCCAACGTGTGCTATCCATAAACAAAAACTCCAATTTGAGTTTGAATTTCATAAACAAACATTTTTTACAAACGAAACAGATAATATCACTATAAATAGTTTTGATATCGTTACCGAAGAAATAACACTCGAACCAATTGAACGTAGCTATATAGCAAATAAAAGACATGTTCTCGTTACCGATATTGTTAAAAAACATCCTACTTTAGATATACCAGCGGGTATACAAAACGCAAAACTCGAACTTGTTCCAAAAACACCTGTAAAAACACTTAATTGGTTTTTCAGACAAACCGCGTTTGAAAATGAAGATATAGTCACGGGTGGTACAACTTTACTTGCAAATGTATTCGCGAATAGGTATAATTTCTCTTCAAATGTAGAATATTCCGTAAATAACGAATTTTATAATCCACCCATGACAAGTGCAAAAATATTTGTAAATGGTGAAGATGTACCAAATGTTCAAGATAGTGATCATAAATATTTTAAATATGTTGTTCCATTTTCAAGTCGTTTATCACGACCTTTGCGAAACATTTATACATATGCATTCTCGATGAATCCGATTAATGTGGAACCATCGGGGATGTTGGATTTTAGTCAGTTACAATCAAATAGAACTGTTTTAGATATAAATATGAAAGTCGGTCTTTCAAGTGATTATACATTACACTTATATTATGTAGGATACCAAACATTCATTTTTGAAAACGGTATCATGACACTTGTTTAGAAAAAAGTGCATTTTTATGATCGCGGATATACTCGATTATGTTATTTTTTATACACCATCTTATGAAATTCAGCTGTGCAACAGTCGTATGTATTTCATTAGATGTACCCGGAACAGTATATGATATTTTAGATGAACGACAAAACGGATCAAAAAGTTTTTTACTGTACCCATCTAAACTTGATTTATATGCACAATGTACACTAAATATTTTACCGTCGGTCGTTTTATATGATAAATTGTTTTTCTTTGAATAATTTGTTATAAACCATTCGAGATTTCTTAAAGAAATACCACCCGTTTTATTTAAAATTTCTAAAAGTGTAGCTCTATTCTCGGAGTTATTATAAAATGTATCGATCGATGTTAGTAGAATAGCTGATTTATTCATTATTACATTATTCCACGCAATTCTCTAAATCCCTTTCTTGATACTTCACACGCCGGGCAACCCGGTTTAAATATACATTCCGTTAAATTGTGTGTATGACGTATACCTTCATTATTTTTAGAAACCATTTCTACCGGACCTCTAAGTTGAGGTTGATCGATATGACTCCCACACATTCCATTAAGTTTAGCTCTTGCTATACACGGGGAACCATCTTTTTTAAATCCTCTACAAAAATTTAATGGATTTGGAATTTCAGAGAGTAAAAGTTTTAAATTTATAGAATATTTATACGATATTTTTTCCATTACTTTTATAGTACGTCTATATAATTCAGTTTCTACTTCTTCATCCCAAAGTGTTTGTAATTTTCTGGATGTCATATTTTACATACGTCACTATTTTTTAAGTGATTTGAACATATCACTTATTTTCTGTTGCCCTTCAATTTCATCCTCTACTTTTTTCTTTGGACGTCGTTTCGGTTTCACACGTGTTAGAAGTTCCCCAAATATCTCTTCTTTCGGATCTTCGAAGAGTGGTTCAATTAAATCACACACGGGGTTTAGAAATTTGTTTATAAAATAATAATTATAATCAACTTTTAAATTATTATCTTTTGCGTATTTTGGATCTTCGGACTTTTCAAACGCCTTTGCTTTAGGATCACCCGTATCGATAAGAATATAAGGTACGCGATCACCCGATTGCGGTTCGGAACCCGGTTGTCTTTCACGCATTTTTCGTACAACTTGAACGTGAGCTTGATTAATATCCGTAATATCGGGACTATTAATAGAAACCGTAAACCCTTTTGCTTTATACGAATCCGATAAACCCTGACTCAGAATTAGTTTTTCGTTAGGTACATCACCTTCGATAAGTTCAATAGCCCTTTGTAAAGCGAGTTCTTTAGGTGGTCCAGTATCACTACTTTCTAAAACAACATCGAGAAGTTCTTTACACACTTCGCGCATGTGAGGTGTATTATCTCTTCGTACCAATTGAAGTCCTTTGACATCTATATAATCCATATTCATGTTCCCATCTTTACCCTTCGTCCAAAGTTTTGCCGCATACCGTTTCTTTGAATATAAGAAATACGGACAATATACCTTTTCGAGTTCAAGGTTATTCGGTGCTTTGAAGAGTTTAGTACACTCTTGCGCGGCACGTTCACCTATTTCCCAACTGTATTCAATTGCTTCTTTTCCTTTCCGGTTTCCCACGTCAAATTCAATCATAACAGAATCCGTGTCACCATATCTTACCTTTGCACCCGGGAAATTCTTTTCTACATACGCTTTTGTTTCGTCGATCATACTCCGACCTTTTAGAGTTACCGTCGACGCAATTTGTACACATGGTAACATACCTTTTGCTGCACCAGTAAAACCGTACACTGAGTTCATAGACACTTTATACGCTAATTGTTTACCGTTATACATCTCTTTTAGTGCACCAGATGATTGTGCCATATCCTTTTTAGCTTGTTTTCTGAACTGTTTTAATTCTAAAAGAATACTTGGTAAAAGACTAGGAACGTCTTGTGCAAACTTGTAAAATCCAAACGTTTCATATGTTATACCCGGTATATTCTCATATTTCGAATCCATAACCATAGACGAATAACATAAATTGTGTGCCATCATAATTGATGGGTACAGACCCTCAAAATCTAGGGCTGTAATTGGTGTATAATAGGCACCTTTCTGTGCGTCTAGAACGGTCGCACCTTCATACCCATCTGCAGAATATTGTCCCCATGATATAGTTGGAATCATAAACCCCATTTCACGTGCCTTTTTTGTTAACAAACTAAACACTTTGATTTGCTGACCTCTTTCGACTAGATAACACAAGGGGACCCAGGTGGCTTTAGCCATCTCAAGTAAGTTAACAAGTATAGATAATTTAGACAACAGGCGGTGAGGTAAAAGTGTATCCTTAACACAATACTCGGCGACCTCACGCAATTTTATGGGATCTTCTTCCACAAAACGCGCAAACATCTCCTTTGGGGGCATATCGATTTTGTTATCACCAAGGTACAACTTAGAAACATTATCGAGTTTATACGAATCGAGTTTATACCCCTTTTTAACTTCATGGAACAAATCGAAAATAAACCGCCCAGGCATAGGTAAAATCTTAAGTGCATTATCACCAAGTGCACTCGACGATAACTTCTTATATACAAGTTCGCATGAATGGTTTTTCAATTTACTCATCTCATAAAAGGTTTGATCGCATTTTGTCATGACCGCACGTTTCATTATATATTCCAAATCAAAACCAAATATATTCCACCCAGTTATTATATCGATATCTTTTTCCATAAGGTACTCCTTAAACGCCATAAGCATTTCACGTTCCGTATCGTAACTCTTAATTGTACACCCGTCTATGTTCGAATCCGTTTTTTTATAACAAAAACACGTTTTATCGTACGGTACATCAGAACCATACTGTATAAGTGATACAGCAATTTGAAAACATGCATCACCTTTTACGTCTGCATCAGGAAACTTACCTGTTGAACTATTACATTCAATATCAACAGACGCAACTACAAATGGTGCAGTCTCAGGAATATCAACTGGTTTAAGTGTTTTCCAGTCGTTACAGAAAAGGTCTATATTAACGTGTGCTAAATGCGAACGCACACACGCGTCCCCGGAATCCATCCACCCAGTTGACTGAATATTAGTTCGGTGCATTAACCTCAGAACAGGATCTAAATTTGATTCATACACTTTATATTTCATGGATTCATCGGGTAATGTACGTTTCAAACGACCATTTACCATACGTCGTGCCGCAAGGTTCTTAAAATTTAGTTTCATAAAAATAAATTTTTCATTATTTTGGAAACCCCATACATCTTTAGATTGAACAATATCGTAACTTATCAAACATTCAGGACATACTTTATCTATTTTTGTGTATAAATTGTGAACATCGAGTGTTGACGTTTTCTTCGGGAGTTTCACGAAGAAGTATGGTGTAAAACTGGTCGTAACACACACAGACTTACCTTCGTTTGTTTTACCAAAAATACTAATCAAGTGTTCGTCTTCCGTGTCTTGTGTTTCCCAGGTCAATACTTGAAACACGACCATTTTTATCTTATTACGTTAACGCCCGATTTTTTTAATATAGTATAGTAGTAAATATGTCAGCTGCTTTGATTGATCTCGTCTCAGTCGGTGCCCAGGACGTCTATATCACAGGCGATCCTCAAGTCTCTTTTTTTAGACAAAACTATAAACGTCACACAAACTTTTCGATAAAACCAGAACGTATGGATTATATCGGGACGTTTGAATCGGGAAATGAAATTTCCATCCCTATCAAATCGAAAGGTGATCTCTTGAGTTACGTATGGATTGAAAATGCCGATATTAACAATAGAAATCATAATGACTGTATTTTTAGATCCATCGGCCCCGGCGGGGCGGTCAGTGAAACTTCACCAACCGAGTTCTCTTTGTGGATTGGTGGTCAAGAAGTTACAAAATTAGATACACTTTTCATTAATACCGTACACAATACCTTATATAACGAATCTTCGGCGAAAGCGACGTGTGCCGTGACAACTCAAGACGGTGGTGATAATGCACCAACTGGTAGTTACATAATCCCATTCTTTTTCAGTGAAGATTGGACGAAATCTTTACCACTTGTCGGTCTTCAGTACCACGAAGTTGAAATTAGAATTAAGTGTAGAAATGGTACATTTAGTTTAGGTTCTTCGCCAAAGGTATACGGTTCGTACGTGTTTGTTGACACAGACGAACGTGAATTCTTTGCTAACGGTGAACACGAACTTCTCATTACACAAACACAACACCAACCAATGTCTGCTTCCGATACGTCGATTGATTTGACCTACTTTAATCACCCAGTAAAGGCCGTTCACATAGCTGCAGGTAACGGGAGCATCGCGGGAGGAGATCGTCAACCAACATCATACACATTCACGGATGCGTCTATGTTCATCAACGGTGTTCCACTCTTTGAAAACATGACACACGAATACCACAGAAACGTTGTTCCATCGAGACACTGTTCGGTTCTTAACACCACGGTCGATTCGGAACAAATATATACGTGGCCATTCTGTCTTACCATGAACAAGTCCCAACCAACGGGTACCTTGAACTTTTCGCGAATCGATAACGCGAAGATAAATATTAATGCTCCAGCAAGTGCAAACCTTGATATGATTCGAACGTACGCGGTCAACTATAACATTCTCAGGATTAAGAATGGTATGGGTGGTATCGCATTTGGTAACTAAATTTTAATTTAATTCTTACCCGAAGATCCAAAACCTCGTTCGCCACGTTTTGTTTCTTTTAATTCATCAACTTCCTCAATAAGTGGTGTTTCACACTTTTCCAAAATGAGTTGGGCGATTCTATCGCCTTGTTTAATTTCGAACGGTTCACTCCCGTGATTAAACAAGATAACCTTCAATTCACCCGTATAGTCTGGATCAATAACACCAGCACCCGTTTGAATACCGTGTTTTACACTTAAACCAGATCTCGGTGCAATACGACCATACACACCGTGTGGGATCGTTGCACAAATACCCGTACTTACAATACCACGTTCACATGCATTGATCGTCATATTTTCGATACTATACAAATCGTACCCGACCGATCCAGGCGATGCGCGTGTCGGTAAAGTTGCTTCGAGAGTTAATCGTTTAATTCTAAGTGTTTCCATGTTTTTTATTAATATAAGAGTTGTTTCTTTAAAACCATTTAAAATAGTGTAACGTATAATTAGAAATGAGTCTTAAGATTATTATGGGTAACATGTTTTCAGGAAAAACGTCCGAACTTATCAGGCGTTTAAAGCGGTACAAAGTTATAGGTAAACGTATTCTCGTTATAAACTCTAAAAAGGATACACGCGCGTCCGAAGACGTTTTACGTACCCATGATAATATTCGTTTCGATTGTATAAAAACAAATAATCTTGATGAAGTTGATTTTTCAAATGCAGACGTTATAGCTATGGATGAAGCTCAGTTTTTTACGGGTCTTAAAAAGTTTGTTGAAAAGGTTCTCGATTCAGGTAAAACGATTTTACTTGCGGGTCTCGATGGTGATTATAAACAGAGAAAGTTTGGTGAACTCATAGACTGTGTACCTCTCGCCGATAAAGTGTTTAAGATATCGGCGATGTGTATGGTGTGTATGGATGGAACACATGGACCCTTTACAAAACGTATCGTACAAAATGATGAACTCGAACTTGTTGGTGATCACGATATGTATAAAGCGGTGTGTCGAAAACACCTTTAGTTTAGAATCTATTAATATCTAAAATAAGAACAACACGCGTTTGTTCATCAGTTTTATCAACACTATGGTACCGTGCGTGATCAAAAAGAACATCTTCACCGGATTTATGTTGATGAATATCAAACTCCGTGGTAAGATTACTTGTTCCTTCGAGTGTTAAATGGTACCGTAACTGTAAATTGCTTTCGGCACGGTGTGCTGGTATAGACATTGGTCCTTCCATGACTGCAATCATGGCACGGTCAACACACGGTATAGTTTTTAAAAATGCGTATAACTTTGGAAAATCGTGTATTTTATAGTAATAATAATTTTGATTATATTCAAACCATGGATCAAGGTCGTGAAAATAATACTTTTGCGCGTTTTCGTGTAACCCGTCGTATTCGGTTTTTATATCAAAAAAGTGTTTCTGTACCCGCCAAAGNCCTGTAAAATCGTCGACTGAGTAATGTGGTTTATAAAAAAATAAGTCTACGAGTGAGTTTCGTATACCCACCAGAGGTCGTAAAGGTCTCTGAAAATAGAGTCTATCTATAGGGTTTTTACAATAATCTTTTAGTAACAGTATAAGTGGTATCATAAGAAACCACATTTTTTTTTGTTTACCTATAATAAATGCCAGGTTATAAAGGAAAAGAATACTACGCACCAGAACAAAATGATAAAATCGATACGTTAGATAAACGGTTTCTCGGTTTGACCAATGTTCAAATCGGATTATTTAGTTTACCAGCCTTTATTGCTCTTTCGTCAGTTGTATTAGTCGTTCTTAACAAGAAGGCGAGATATAACCCAGCTGTTCTCGTTTCTTTGATTATAAGTTTAATGCACTTGTATCACCACTACACACTCGCTAAATTACAAAATAAATAATTTTATCCAGTAATTATATATGCGCGTTCGTTTAAAAAAAAGTCCACGTATTGATAAAAAGTTTAGAGTTACTTTTGAAAACGGAAAAATAGTTGATTTTGGGGCAAGGGGGTACTCAGACTATACGATACACAAAAACCCTTTACGTATGCGTTCATACGTAACACGACACGGTGGGTTTGTTCCTCATATGGTTCAAAAACAAACCGATCCTAAACTGGTTCATAAAAATATGCTTGATGTGACTCGAAGTGATAAAGAAAACTGGACAAAAACAGGTTTTTTTACCGCGGGATTTTGGTCAAGATGGCTTTTATGGAGTCATCCAGAATTTGAAGGTGCGAAAAAGATTATATCTAAGAAGTTTGATTTATCTTTTCTCTAAGACCACGACGTTTAAGGTTTTCTTTTAAAGCGGTCATTAAATTTGCGCGTGGATCGCGTTTAGTTGGTACTGGTGGTGCTTGTGGAACAGGTGGCGCACGTGGTACTGGTGGTACACGTGGTACGGGTTGTGAAACTCGACGAACCCGTGGAACATTTGGTTCAACTGTTCGTAAAAGAGATTTACACGTTCGTAAAAGCTTTTTAGATTCACGAACCTGAATTTCCAAAGATGGTGATCGCCGTCTTTGAATTTTCATTTTAAGTTCCTTTTCACTCAGAGGAACGCGCTTCCCTTTAATTTTTTTAGTTACGCGAAGACCAAGACGCTTTGCTTCATTTTTTAACAAATCTATCTTCATTTATACTATATGTATCTATTTTTTATTTAAATCTATTAACTGTATCTTTACCGACAAGTACAGTCTGTGAAATAGAACAAATACAAAATACCAACATTGCTAACAATACCGGTGGCGTTTTAAAAGGCATGCGCATTATCAACATTATACAACACGTAGACGAAATTATACTAGTTATTTTTGAGGCAAGTTTTTGAGTTGAATATGCCATTTACTAATACATTAGAAAAAATTATCAGTTCTATACATTTTCGCCTGAAATGAACCCGTTTGTCCCAAAACTGAAACAGCTTCATTTCCGTAAAGTTCTCTACATCCCATATCGTCCATACAATCACGGTTATCAATAGTTACCGGGAGTGGATATACTTGATCACCTGGTGTCGTCGTGTAATAATGGTATTGATCGCGTCTTCCCCTAACTTCTTTGCCGTATAAGGGTAACGTTTCTTCATCCGATCCTACAAGAACACCCATTTGTTGGACGTACCCCGGTTTATACTCTTTAATTGGTGGGTTTCTAAACTCCCGCTCAACTGGTATTTGTACTGGAACTTCGACTGGGACACCCACGGGTACACCAACTCTTTTTTTAACGACAATAGGGTTACGTACTTGATATACAATTACAGTAATGAGTACCATTAACGCAATAAATAATAATTTTTGTTGTGTTTTGTTTTTGATCTTCATTTTATATATACCAACATTATTTAACAAACCGTTTTCGAAGTTCATGAAGAGGTTCCAAATCAATTCTATTGAGTCTGTACTGAACAATTAACCAAAGAAAAAAGAAAATAGATTTTAAGAAATTGTTTGCCTCTGTATCATCCATTTTATATATAGGTCCCATTACACGTCCAAAGAATGTTTCCTCTTTACTGTTTCCTGTTACAACCATTTCCATTTGTGTCAATGCACACGTATCGTCATTTACCGACCAATGGAAAAATATGAATGGTACGAGAAGGGAATAAAACTCAAGGTTTTGTTTGTTCTTCATGAATGGTACAACCAACATGGTTATGAAAAAGAGTAAATGAATGAAAAATATAATATTCATATCTATTAATATGAACGAAGAAAAGAAACTTCCAAAAATATGGCACCCACAACAGGAGAAAATATTAAAGGCCTGGGGTGAAGCCGCGGCGTGTTATAGGTATATGCACTACCAAGCCTATTGTTCATTTAAAAATTTGAGTATGAAATTTACTATACCACTCATAATTGTAAGTACGGTTACCGGTACTGCTAACTTTGCACAAGAAACATTTCCACCTTCCGTGCAACCATTTGTACCTTCAGCTATTGGTGGTTTGAACTTAATCACGGCCATTGCGACGACGATCATGCAATTTCTTAAAATTAATGAACTCATGGAAGGTCATCGAGTTGCCTCTGTCCAATACGGTAAAATTTCACGAACAATACGTCTCGAACTTACACTCCCACTTTCGGAAAGAACATTAAACGGTACAAATATGATTGAAAATATGCGCGCCGAATATGATAGACTTATTGAACAATCACCGAACGTACCCAAACAAATGATAGATGCGTTTGAAAAGGAATTTCCAGATGATAATGCATTCTTCAAACCCGAAATTATGCATATACAACCTATAATACCATTCAAAGCTATACAGGAAAACAAAGTTATAACGAAGTTAAAAGATGCCATAGGGGGTGTCGCAAAACGAGAACTTAAACAAGAACTTGATGAGATACGTGGAGTAAAAAAAGCTGTTAAAGCCGATATAGAACGTGTACAGGAACGTAAGAATGAAATATCCGATTTAAAAGATAAAGGGATTGTGAGTTTAAAAGGTGACCTCATGAAAGAATTGCGTAGACGTACAGAACTCATGGAAGTTGTTACAGAATCGCCGAAAGACGATTCACAAGATACGCCACCATAATAAATAGCGTAAAGTTAAAGACTGTAATGCACATCAAGTAAGGAAACAGTTTCCTTTTTAAAGGATCTATCACTCTCGTTTGAAGTGTATTATTTTCCATAATAATATCTAACGCCTGAGTAGCGAGATCCGCATCTTCAGTATCATTCGACATGAATGCCTTTGTTACAATATATAAACAAAAAAAGGTTGATCGTATTTCGCTCCATGACCGCGAAATAAAGGAAATTAAGTCTCTGTTAGAAAATGGTAAGAATATATTTTTGTGTGGTGCGGCTGGTGTCGGAAAAACATTCGTTCTTAATAAAATTCTCGATGAGACAAATAGTATAGAAATATACGATGAAGTGTTACGTAAAAAGGATATATTCATAAGTACGATAAAAAATTCAAATATGTATGCCTATATAGACGATTACGAATCCGATACTGCATATAAAAGTATAGTTGAAACCATATGTGAAGGCGGTCGGGTTACAAAAAAACCATTAATTGTTACGTCTAAAAATGTACACATGTTACCCAATTTTAAACTTGTATTCCTACCGAAACGTAAACCTGAAACTATTCAGTGGTTAAATAAAAATCACCCACGTTCAAAAATAGCATCTGAAAAGTGTAAAGGAAATATAGGAAACTATTTTAATTACCTTGAATATAGTGACGAAAAGGATATTTTTAAATCATCAAAAGACATTATTGAAGATTTCTTTTGTAAACCAGGTACCGTAGATATAGAAGAAACTATACATGAACATGGACATATTTGGGGTGCCGTACACGAAAATTATCTTGGGGCTAACCCGGAACACCCCGACAAAATCATGAATGCATTAATAAATGCAGATACGTTCGATACAGAACTGTATAAAGGTGAATGGGATTTCATGCCTTACTTTGTTTTATACGCCATGAAAATACCAAAAATATATACGGGTAATACATTAATTGAACCCGATACAATACGACCGGGGAGTGCGTGGACAAAATACGGGAACCAAAAAATGCGTGAACAGAAGATTCGAAGTATACAGTGTCGTTCCCATACAAAAATGAACCATCACGAATTCATGCTTTTACGTGAGTATGCACAAAATGGTGATGTCTCTAAATTTAAAGAATATAACTTAACACCACAAGATTTTGATGTTATGAACCACCTTGGTTTACAGAACAAACTGAAACAACGGGAGGTTACTAAAATCAAAAAAATGATTAAAGAAGATGGTCTAAATTAACTAAATGAATACAACTACCCCAGCTTCAGAAGAAGAAGAAGAATATAAAGTATCTCGGGTCGTTGGTAACGAAATTTTCTATTATGGGGAAATTACCGATGTTGATATTCTCGAGTTCATCGAAGATTTTAAGAAACTTGAAATTGATCTTCTTAAAAAGAAGGCAGAACTCATAGGGTATGAACCTATTATGTACCTTCACGTATGTAGTGAAGGTGGCGATTTGTTCGCTGGAATAAGTGCCATGAACATTATCGAAAAATCACGTGTTAAAGTCGTTACTATAGCACAAGGTGTATGTTGTTCCGCTGCTACGTTTCTCCTTTTGGGTGGTCATGAACGTCGTATAGGTAAGAATGCACACGTTTTAATACACCAAATATCCACGAACGGGTTCTGGGGGAAATATGAAGAACTCAAGGATGAAATGAAATCGTGTGATAAACTCATGGATATGGTTACAAAAACGTACAAGGAAAAAACAACTATACCTCAAAAACAGTTTAAGAAAATTATGAAACGTGATATGTATTTAGATCCACAAGAGTGTATCAAGTATAATGTCGTTCATTCGATTGATTAGATCCCGACTACAGACCCCGAAGGGGTCTGGGGGTCGTATCACTTTCTCAGATCCCTTTGGGATCTGGTGTCTACGTGTCTCTTATATAAACCGATAATGGTCGCTATTATAAGAAATATACAAATGGTATTCGCGTTTATAGGAATAACCGTGTTCTGTGGAGGCCTAAGTCGCTCCATTCGTTTATAATCTACAACTGGTGGAACACTACTCATATATTACTACTATAATGGAAACAATTTTTAAAACGGATAAAAACGGCAATCAAAGGTACACGTCTATCAGGGTTCAAAAACTGAAAGACGGTACCGCCAATATTATTAAAGCAACAGGTGTTGTTGATGGTAAAGAATCTATCTCAACAACACACGTTCCGCTCGGGTACGAGAGTGCCCTGAAACGAGCAAAAACTATTTGGAAGAATTTACAAACCCCGGATGTTATGCCTATGTTGGCAAACAAATGGGATGATCGTAAAAAGTATATCTCGGAACCGTTCTACGTTCAACCGAAACTTGATGGAGTTCGATTACTCGTCTCGAATAAAGGTGGGATTTCGCGTACGGGGAAACTCGTTCCGGGAACCGAGTATCTCGGTAAAGGTCTCAAAGACGGTGAGTACCTCGACGGTGAGTGTTACGATCCAAACAAAACGTTTGAGGAAATTACGAGTTTGTTTAAAACCGACCCGAAACAACTCGAGTTTTACGTTTTTGATTATTTCGACGTGAATCGTCCCGAATTACCGTTCGAGGAAAGGTGTAAGCATCACGTCACGGTCGAAACGAAACTCGTTCGTAAGAAAACGTGTTTGAAACAGTTTCATGAGAATTTTGTTTCACAGGGTTACGAAGGGACCATGGTTCGCGAACCTTCGAGTGTGTATGAAAACGGGAAACGAAGTAATTACCTGTTAAAGTTCAAGGATTTCATGACGGAAGAATACGAAGTCGTCGGCGCAAAGACGGGACACGGTCGAGATGCGAATGCCGTCGTATGGGTCTGTAAAACGGAAAATGGAAGTACATTCTGTGCTCGACCCGAAGGTACGATCGAACAAAGAGAGTATTTTTACTCAAATAAAGAGATGTATATTGGAAAAATGTTAACCGTAAAGTTCCAAAACTTGACGGAACTTGGTATTCCAAGGTTTCCCATCGGGATAGTATTTAGAGATTATGAATAAATATATTATATTACACAAATGAAAAGAGTTGCTATTGATATCGACGAAGTTCTCGTCTCGTTCGTTAAACCTATGGCAAAGTTCCGTGGATACAAAATGCCGACCACCCAAAAGTAC